AGGGGCGCACCGTTCGAGACGCTAATGATGCAATCCGCATCCAAGCCGGTCGAGCCAGTGTGCGGAATATACCGCAGCGCAACGGCCGCACCGGTTCGAGCCGCAGCCAGCAACGCGGTCAACGTGGCGTCATCGCTCTTGTTGACCATCGACCACGTGAGCGACGCTTCGAGCGCCACAGCCCGCCCGGTTCGAATTGGCGGAGATGCGCCGCTTCCCCGCGTTGTCGTGTCGCCGGATACGGGATTTGTGTCATACTTGATGTCGCGGGAATTCGTGATGAGAGTCGCGGCAGTCGATCCAGCCGCACCGTAGTACAGCTTGGCTTCGTAGCCCATTTTTTTCGTTGCTGGCATGTTGTTTCCTTTATGATGCTAGGGCTTTTCGAGCCTCAAAAGTCACTGTTACCGATGCTTCAAACATGCCAGCCGATCGAAGGCGTTCCCGATCGAACAAGCTGTCAATTGTCGTCTGTTGCCAAGACGCGTCGACATCCGCGAAGACGTCGGGAATCATGGCATCTGCTATGCGTTCAACCGCGTCAACCAGCGGATCGAGTTGATGGTTGGCAAGTAGCCCCGTCTGTGCGTCCCTGTCCTCGCCCGTAATGCGTTTTCGAATGCCAATCGAGACGTCAATCAAGTAGGTCAGTCCACCACGCGTATCGAGCGTTACAGCGGGGTTGTCGGGCATCACAACCTCGACACGCAACACTTCTCGCAATGCCGATTCGTCGTCATAGTCGGCATACGACCGGACAGCCTCGAATTCCGTCCCCAGGTCGAGCGCGTTAACGACCGTCAACACCGCGTCGCATACTTGGGCCACTACCGATGCCATGCGGCAGCCTCAGCAACAAAAACTCGAATCAATTCCTCGCCGGCGCTTTCATACTGCCACAACGATCCCGAGACGTCCGGCGTTACTTCCCAATACACCGTCGATCCGTTCACCGTTTCGGCTAGCAGATCGCCGCGTTGCGGGGTTAGCGTCACGTCCACCGTGCGAAACAAGAACGACGTTTGCCGGCTAATCATGGTGGCGCCAGTCGTCGACTGGACGCGCACCAGTTCAGCCGATCGCGTACCGCGTAACGCAATCGTGGTCCCGCCCTGCGTGTAGGCTACGGCGTGGCTGGCATGATCGATGAGTTGATCGCCAAGCCACGCCGCTCCAGTGTCAATCAAGCTCATTACTGCTGTCCCGTCCGCACGCGTAGCATGTCGCAATCGACAATGCCCGGCGAATCGTTCGCGGTCTTTTCCAGATGGAAAAGAGCCTTGAGCGGGCCCGTTGCAGCCGAAATGTTGAACGTCGTGCTGCTGAGCACCTGCACGCCGTTCACGTAGAACTTCAAACTCGCCGGATTGCGGCCGTCGATGCACACGAAAACCGGGGTGCCCACGGCAAAGTCAACCGTGGTGTCGGTGGCGGCCACTTCGTTCGTGCCGTCGTCCGATTCCGCGAAGATATTCAGGCTTCCGCCCATATCCAGATGGATGAAGGCGCTTTCCGTGATGCTGTCCGCGTCGCTGGCGTTCGTGCCGTTGGCCACGCCAATCGACAGGTCGGCAACGTCCGCGTCAGCGTTCGTGACCACTTCGAACACGCCTTCCAAAATCCAATTCGAGCCGAGCGCGAACGACCGTTTCGACAACCAGTCAAGCTTTTGAGCTTCGTTCGTGGCGCTGAATGCGGCGTGCAACGTGCCGCCCCGCGATACAATCGTTGGCGTGCCGGCAGTCAGAACGACAGCCGTATCGCCGCCGCTCGATTGCAGGTCGATTTCGTAGACCGGCCGTACGTTCAGGTTCACCTTGCCTTCGGTGGCGGCCGCCGCGACATCGCCGACGGCCGTCCCCAAGAAAAAGTCCCGATCGCCCGCGAGAAGCGGCGGGACGCACGTTGCCGCATTGGCGGAGTGGTCCCAGTAGATTTCGGCACCGTCAAGCCACACTTGGCTAGCCGTCTTGACGACGTTGTAAATGCCTTCGGCCTGCGCGCCGACCTTCTCGCCGTTGGCGCAATCGACGGGAATCACAGCCGCTCGGCCGTCCCGCAATTGGACCACTTCACCGCCAGTGATGGCGGCATCGGCCGTGTAATCCAGGGTGCATTCGTCACCCTGATATAGTTCCGCTTCAGACATAATGAACTCTCCTAAAATGTTGGTTTGTTGGTCTGTTTGCTAGGTCTGGCTTACGCCGCGCCCTTGCTCTTGATGCCCGCGAGCGTTTCAAATTTGTCCACGCCAAAATCGTGGTAGCCACGGAATTGGATGCCGAGTTGATCGAAGTCCGCATCGGCAGTCTCAACCGTCGGCGTTTGCACGCCGTCCAGGAACGAGACGACGATGGGAGCAATTGCCGAATTGGGGGCCCGGAACAAATACCAAGCGGTAGAGCTGTAGCCCGTGTAGGCCGAATCGCTCAGCCACGGCACCACAACTGGCCGATACTTGCCCGCGTGAATGTTGGCTTCGCCAGCCTTCACCGCGTTGACGTTTCGCGATTGGTAGAGCGCCTCGGCAGTTGCTTCCAGTTCCGGCGGAACGAGGAGGATCGTCGGCGGCGGTCCGCCAACCCGCTTGCGTCCGTCATCGGACGGAGAACGCATTTCGCGGAACGCCTTGACGCCCAGCGAAAGCCCCACGCCATCGGCGCCGAGATTGGTCGTCGCGCCGCTGATGTAGTTGGAGTTGCCCGAAGTAAAGAACGACCCGTTGTCCAAAAACGTCGTCCAAAAGATATCGTTCAATTTCATCGCGGCGCCGCGACCAATCACGTCCCGCAGCGCGTCGAACGCGCCCAGGTCGTCATTGATGATGTCTTCGCGGGTGACCGAATACATTTTGGCATAGGTCCGCGCTTGACGGGTAAACGATTGCTCGCCCGTGGTGGCGTGCTTAATCCGTCCGCCCTTGGGCAGCAGTTCGTACGCCATGTCGTCGAGCATTCGATAGGACGTCACCTGTTTGAAATCCGGCACGCTCTTGACGGCCGCGATTTCGGTCCAAGCGTTGTCCTCCTGCATGTACCCTTCGAGCAGTTCTTTGTTCGCAATGTTGGACAAGATGCCCGGCAAGCTCAACGTCGAAAAGCCCGCCGACGCGCGGATGTCGCGACGCGGCAAAGCGTATTCGAGCGCCTCACGAAGGTTGCCAGTGTGAAGGCGTTCGCCCGGCCGGCAGGTCCAGCCGTTCGAAGCGGCGGCCATGATGACAAGTTGCTGAATGCCCAGCCGTCCCCGGAATTCGCGATGCGCGGAATCCAGCGTCTTTTCGCCAAACTGCTTGTCTAGGTCTTTCAAGCCGAGACGTTGGCACACAGCAGCGGCCAACACATCGCCGTTCGTGTCGCGTCCGCTGGCGTGGATCGCGGGAGCGGTCGGTCGCGAACCGCGTACGATCGTCAATTTGGCGTTGGCGAGAATTTCGCCAGCTTTGGCCCGGTAGATTTCCGCATTCCAGCGGCTTCGCGCGGCCTTGGCTTTCAGGTCGCCGAGTCCCTTGCGAGCGGACTTCTTGGCCTCAGCCAAGACGTTGGCCGGGGCGTCATCTTCGATGGCGAGCAGTTCGGCGTCGAGACTGTCCAACGCGTCAGCGTGTGCCGCTCGAATGTCAACGGCATCCCACGCGGCACCGGCCTGCATGGTGTCCTGCTTGTAACCAGCTTGCATCGTGTCCTCGGCCGATTGTGCGGCCATCGTGTCTTGCTTGTACTCAGCCCGCATCGTGTCTTCGGTCGGGGCTTGCGGGGCAGTGCCTTGCAACGCTCCATAGGCCGACTTGAGTTGAGCGACTTGTTCTTGGCTGAGCGATTCCATCGCCAGCCCCAACGATTTCAACCAATCTTCAAACGTCATAACACTACCTTTCAGTTGGGCGGCTTTGGCCGCAATCCTTACACTTGTCGATTCGTCCGCACCGCGCGGCACGAAAGCCACTCCGTACAGATAACCGGTTCGAGCAACAATCAGTGGCCCCTTAAACCGTTGGCCGTTGACGTCTACTTGATCGCCGGCCCTAACTTCTTCCATTTCGTCGGGCGTCACCTCGACGGATGCTTGAAACGGAAACCCGTTTTTCGCGCTGGCAATCACGTTGTCGCGGGCTTGCCCGTGATAGCTCAGCGAACCACGCATCGTGATTTGCTGACCGTCATTTATCACCTCGGTTGCGTGTCCAACGATTTGCGTTCCGTCGTGATTGTAATTCGCAACAACGCTCGGGGCGGTTTGCAATCCAGCCAAATCAATCACAACTGGCACGT